TGGGCGGCTTGACCAGCGTCAAATTCCTGCTTTTGAAGCTGGGCCGAGGTCGCGTTGGCATTCGCAGCGGTGTTCGCAGCAGATTGTGCGCCGCTGGCGGCAATTGCCCCACCGGCAACGGTAGCGACACCCCCAATGAGAGCCGCAGTTCCAAGCCCTATCGGCAAAGGAGTATCTCCATGTCATTCCCCCCGACAGAAACCACGACCTGGTCCATGTCCACGATCACCGGATTGAGGCTGATAATCCGGATGCCGGGAAAGCCAGCGATCTTGGCCCACAGATTGTAGAAAGCCTGCGCCTTGATCGGATTGCCCGCTTCGAACATCAGGCAAGCCGCGCCTACCGCTCTGTTATGGGCAGGCTCCTCGTAATGTTCCGGAATGGTCTTGCCGAGAGCAGCCGTCAGTTCTTCAAGCCGCTGGTGAAACCACTTACCCTTGGCCTCGACTTCGCTGTCTTTGGCGAGCCATTTGGCGAGGGTGAGCGTCACGACCTCGATGGCGCCCAGATCGCCGCCCTCAAGCAGCCACGCCTTATTTAAGTGAAACATCGGCACAAAGCCCATGGAGCGAGCCGCACCTTTTGCAGCACCATTCGTCTCCGGGCATTTCGTGACCACCTGCCGGCAATCTGTCTGGACGAAGAGATATCGCAGCCCCTCGGCCATTGCCGCCTGTGCGGGCATTCCCCTGCCCGATGGCAGGAACATCGAATGGCACTCGTAAAGGCCCGGTTCCAGCTTGATCGCCACGAAGCCGCCATGTTCACCCTGGAGCGCCACAGTATCGGGATTGGCTAGCGCTGCGGCCTGATCGAGATAGCCAGAACCACCAAGATACGGCCTCACCTCCGGATGGTTGGCCACCTCATTCAGGAACGCGGCGTCCATCGTGCGCTTCAGCAAGGGATCACCATGTTGCTATCGCCCCGCGAACCCAAACATCTGTCGCGATGCAAACGTAAAAATGAGTAGCGTCGTATGCGATCTGACCTGGCTTGCCCGGAGAGACCGCAGTGACAGGTGGAGACGTCACCGCTGCGGGCGCCTCGATCGCATTGCAGAGAGCGTCCCAAAGCCGCGAGAAAATCCGCGTCGGCAGACCGCCAGCATCAGAAACGCCGGTCTTATCGGTCAGCCGCCCCAGCTTCATGCGCTCAGCACCGCGTCGTTCATGTTGGCATAGCTGATCCGGAACGGCGCATCATCGGTCAATCTGAACTCGAAAATGCGGCCCGGCGACTTGATCTGGCCAAGTTGTTGCCAAACAACCTGGGTCAGGTATTGGCCTTGCAATCCCATTGGCGCTTCCAGCCAGGATGACCAGAGGTTTCCAGCATCGTCGGAAAACCGCATCATCATCAGCGGATCCGTGGCGGCCCCAGTGATCGATGCGCGCCCAACGGCGGTATTCAGCGACACGTTGGCACAATTCTGCGGATTGCCGGTAAGCGGAATTCCACCCGTGACCTTGCGCTCTATCGCCAGGGTTCCGGTCTCGAATGTGCCGGGGTCGTCTGTATTGCGGCTGTTATCCAGCAGCCAGAGTTTCCCGGACTGTGAATCGCCGGCCAAAATCTGGTTGCCGTCCGCCTGTGCTCCCAGCCATGCCCGCCATGTTTCGAGGCCGTAAGATTTCCAATGGGACCAATCCACGTTTTCAACGTCGAAAACGAATGTGCCCTCGGTCCCGGCCGTGACGATGTAAAGCGTGTGGCCATAATAGACGCAGGACCAAGCGCCTATGGTCGAAAACCCAGCCGCGCCAGCAATCTTCAGCCGTTCCTCAATCGTGTGGGTAGAGATGCGCTGCGGCGTCGTGTCTGCCCGGTAGGAAATCAGATCTCCACCCACCCAGAACAGCGTATTGTCCAGTTCCTGGATGGTGTCCCTTGACGCGCAGCCCTTGCCATAAAGCCGACCAGGGATCAGTGCGAAGGGCGCGTTCAAGTCACCCGTAAGTTGCCAGATTTCGATGGAGTCCTGGCCGAAAAACCAGAGTTCGTCCACCAGCCGCTTCACGCCGATCAAGAAATCAGCCGAGGTCTCGCAGGAGAAAAAGCTGAGCGGATCCGGATTTACGTCCCCGGGCGCCAGGTAATACCAGCGCTGGCTGCCGCGGCAGATGAGAATGAAATAGCCGTTGATGTATTCGGCGTCATCAACCAGTTCGCCGTTCGGCATGACGATGGAGGTCCTGGTCGTGCCGTCGAAGCTGGAGGCGATGCCGTCCGCGATGATCAGAAGCCGCGTGGCGCTGCCCACCATTTTAACGCGATCGGTTCCGGTGATCGTTCCGTTGATGGCCAGGGTGGAAACGCCGGTGTTCGGATCGATGGTGTAAAGGCTGTTGTCCGATACCACGATCCAGACGTCATTGAAGACGCCGTGCTTGCGGTAAACCCCCCTCACTTGACGGGCGCCGCTGTTGACGAAGGCGGTCAGCCCCGGGCGCTGGATGATCGTCTTGCCCGTGACGGTATTGGTCGGATCAGATTCGACCAGGCAGTTGACCAGCGCGATTTCCGCCGTGTGGGCGTCCGCGCGCTTGTATTCGGTGATGCCGAGAGGGATGCCTACCATACTGCAGCCCCGTCAGAAATATTCGGCGCGAACTGGGGGCCGGGTGCTGTCCGGCTTGCCGGCGAGCATCCAGCGGCAAGCGCGCGCCGCTTGCTGTGTCGATGGGCCTGCTACCGTGCTGTAATTGTCGGCCAAGCGTTCCGCCAGCAGAGCGGCAAAGCCATCTTTCAGCGTATCGGCAAACGGGAAAGCATCGGTCAGGGCGAGATCGTTGACGGTCACCCATTCGTCGGTGGCGGCTCGGAACACGCTGCAGGTCTCAACATTATCCTGCACGACAATCACACAGGCTCGGTCGCGCACTGGACGCGGTTTGTTGAAAGGCCAGCCATACCAGGCGCTGTAATTGCTGGAATAGGAACAGTCGGTCGGCGTGATCACCAGTGGGAGCGTGATCGTGATGCCGTGCGCGGCCTGGATGCGCTCGTTTTCCTTGGCCGTGTAGTTGGCGGTCGCCAGAACGTCATGCAGACGCCCCAGCGACCCCTGGCCTATCAGCTCGACATACAGGCTCTGGAGCGCGTCCATCCCATCGGCAGCCTGGGCCGATGATGGATTGGTGCCTGCGGCCAGAACGTGCAACTTCTTCATTGCACGCTTGATGATGTCGAGATTGGTGGTCATTTACTCGGTGGCTTCGGTCGCGGCTGATTCCGGTGGGCCATGGGGCGGACCATTCTTCTCCGCAGCAAAGGCCGCAGCCTCGTCCTTGGTGAAGGTGGCCGGCGAGATAAAGCCATCCGGTCCCGTCACGGCCCAAACGCCACGGCCCCGATGCACCGGCTTGTAAGTCGTCTCGTCTGCCGGTTCATCCTCGTCTTCGACTTCGAAGAATGGATTGCCGCGAAACTTTGCCATCAGAGGATGGGTAGCCGGGACGTCAACGGCCTCACCACGCGGAAAGGTGTGGCCGTACTGCTCGATCTGGCTCGGGCCACCTTCCTCACCAATCCAGGTCACTTTGGTCATGCTATGTTTCCTCTATTGCGGGCCGCGCTGGCCGGCGGAAAAAACGCCCGGAATCCGCCGGGCACGGTTTATGTGCCTCAGCCGGAAGTGGCAGGCTCTTCGATCACATAGGCCAGGTGAACCTCGATGGTGCCGGCCGCGCCAGTCGCCGCCGCCGCGTGCGCCAGCCAGGTAATGGCAACCTTGGCGCCCGTGGTGTTCTTGTAGCCCTTGCCGATGGTCGAGACGGTACCGCCGGCGCGGGCGGTCGTGTCGGCCGCCAGGAAGGTCTGGGCAGCACCTGTCACGCCAATATCGATGGTCAGCGTGGGCGAACCATTGGTGTCCATGGCGGTGGCGAACTTGGCATATCCGCCAAGAACGACAGCATTGGGCGGCAGCCAGCCAACATTGCCGCCGTCATTGATGATCAGCGCCGCCGTGGTGGTCACAACATCGCGGAAGGACTTCATGTCCCGCGCGATGCCATGGGTCGTAACCGGGCTTTTGTTGGTGTAACCCGGGGCATTGTAAGTGGTGGTCATTTTGATCTCCTGGCGCGCGACCGCACTTGGGCAAGCCGCGCGCCGCTACAGATTGTTGAGGGAGAAAGAACCAATGCGCCTAAGCGCGATCAGGTCTTATGTGTTCC